GAAGACCGCCGTAGACGACATCCAGGGGTCTCCAGAGCGCACTCAGAGACTCCTTGACACTTTGTATGGTAAGGCTCTTGAGGGTGATGTTAAATCTGCACAGTTGTATCTGCAGGCTACGAACCGTATGGCTCCGCCATCGGTAACGATTAGTTCTAATAAGAAGACAGTGGATTTGTCGGATGCCGAGTTGGATTCGTTGATTGCCACTATCGCAGAGCGTGAGAAGGCTGGTCGGGTTAAGTTGAGGGCTGTTTGATTTTGTTGACCTGCCCTGATTGTGGTGAGGAATATCCTCCTCAGGTGACTAACTGGATTTGTCCAACTTGTGGCGTAGATGACTACGAAAAAAAAATGGTTATTTTCGATTTGAAAGATGACCGGGACTATGAAGATAACTAGGGAACAAAAGGTTATATAGATATGGCAACATTTAGCAAACAACTTTTATCGGCAAGCACATCTGGCAAAGGTGTACTGGTGGCTGCAACCGCAACAGCGGGAACACTTATTCATACAGCGCACGCCACAGCACAAGATGAAGTATGGCTGTATGCCGTTAACACATCTACATCGTCAGTCAAACTTACCATTGAGTGGGGCGAAGCAACTGCACCAAACGGCAACATTGAAGTGACAGTGCTACCCGAAGCAGGTTTGCTCACTATCGTTGCAGGTCTGATACTTACAGGTGGTCTGACTGTGAAGGCTTTTGCAGCGACTACCAACGTGATTGTAATGCATGGCTTCGTCAATAGGATTGCATAATGGCTAGAACAACAGGTTCAGGGTATGTATCGGGTGCACCACCACTCAAAAAGAAAGTGGAAACATTCTTGACAGGTGGAACTTTTACACCACCTGCAGGTGTCACCTATGCAATTTCAACTATTTATGGTGGTGGTGGTGGCGCAAATAACAGTGGTGCGACAGCAGGTGGTACATCGTCAGTTGCGTATGCATCAGGAACTATTAGCGCAACTGGTGGAGACCCTCACAACGGGGGTTTCGGTACTTACAGTGGTGCTTCAGGTGTAGCGAATAGTGGTAAGGGTGGGCGAGGCGAATCATCGTGGGCTGCTGCGTATGCAGTATTTGGTGCAGCGTTTGGTGGTGATGGTGCAATAATCACTGCTGGTGGTGTTGTTACTCCAGGTACTGGTATCACTGTCACTGTTGGTGCTGCTGGTGGTGGTGGTGGTGGTAAGGCTGGCGGTTCAGGTCTAGTTGTTATTGAATATGATGGGTACTAATTATGGCTACATACGCACAAGTTGAGAACGACATTGTAGTAAATTGTGTTGTGGCTGATGCTGCATGGATTGCTGCACAGTCAGGTGAATGGATTTTGTACACAGATGAAAATCCTTGCGGTATTGGTTGGGATGTTGTTAATGGTGTTTGTATTATTCCTCCTGCGCCTGAACCACCTGAAATTGGATAGTTGGATAGTCGGCATGTGTTTTACGCTGTTTGCACTGTTACCCTAATAATATATAAAACATTCTTACACGAGAGGGTAAAGCATGTCTTTAGATATTAAGTTTGTTCCATTAACAAAAGAAATTGAACTGGTTGTACCACAACCTAAACCTGCAAAAGAATACACACCTAAATGGTTCAAAGATATGGAATTATTTATTGGTGGCAGCAAACAATATTCTGACGGGAAACTAGCAAATAAAACAATGAAATTGTGTATGCCAGTTGCGGATACTTTTTCAACGGGTTACATACAAGAAACACATTGCGATTTATTTATTGAAGTAGATGAGAATGACAAAATGACATGCCATTATTCAACAAGTCCAGAAGTAATGACGTTTAGAAATAATCACCCTGATGGGGTAATGAAAACACCACAGCAATTTATCGACCAAGAATGTTCTTGGAGACAGCCTTGGACCCCTGTATTGCCAAAAGGTTATTCTATGTTGATAACGCACCCACTTAACAGAATGGATTTGCCATTCCAAACTCTTAGCGGTATTGTTGATTACGATGATTTTTGCGTAGAAATCTTCCCCAACAACATTCCGTTTTATATCTATAAAGGTTTTAGTGGCTTAATACCTGCAGGAACACCAATATTTCAAATGATTCCAATAAAGCGTGATTCTTGGCGTTCGTCAGTTTCTGAGTATGACGAAGTGCATGCAAGGCAATCAGTTCATTCATTTGGGCGAAAGTTTTATGGTTTTTATAGAGATTTATATTGGAAGAAAAAAGATTATAAATAGTGCGTTCTAGTCGTTGGTTGATATTTGCGCCTGTAGCAATACTTGCTCTGTTCGCACCATCTGCTAACGCTGAACCAGTAGCAGGATTACAAACCACCTACTACGTCATAGACGAGATACCGCCAACACGGTCAGAACACATCTATACCGTTTGCGGTAGTGAAGTGGAAAACAATATAAATCGTTCCTATGACGGTGAGCCATACCTAGATTGTACGAACGACTTGTTCATGGTTCACATGACAGGGTTTATCGAGATACCAGAACATAACACCATTGAGTTTTGGTTGGCTTCTGATGACGGTGGAATCATGGACATTGGTGGTAATGAGTGGGGTGAATGGTGGGACCAAGGTTGCACTTGGATGGAATCAGGTCCCCTAGACATTAGTGCAGGCAGTCAGCCCCTTGATTTGTGGATGTACGAGAACGGCGGGTCATCGTGCCTGCTTCTTGCTTGGAACATTGACGGTTTAGGGTTTGAGATAGTTCCAGACGAAGCGTTCACAACTACTTATACGGAGACAACAACTACAACATGGGAATCCACAACAACATCCACGACTACAACGACGACCACTTCTACTATTGCACCCTCTACGACTGTGCCTGTGGTAAACGTATCGACTACTACGACACCTCAAACAACTTCCACACTCCAACCAGAACCAACAATGCCAGAACCGCCAGCAACGGTTCCTCTGCCACAAATAGTTGAACTAGACCCGCCAGAGACAGTGCCTGTCCTACCAGAGATTGAAACATTTCCACCAGAAACATTAGAACTACCTCCTGACACTTACCCTACTATTGAGCCACCGCAAACGCTACCGTTTGTCGGTGAACTGCCAGAACCACCTGACACAATTGAATTGCCACCAGACACAATGCCTGAGCCACCTGCAACTCTGCCAATTGAGTTGATTGCAGAACTGCCACCTGAACTAGTCCAAGCCTTAGAGGACGCTAGCAAGGATGTGTCTTTGACCAAAGAACAGTTTGACATGGTTGTGGAATCTATTGCCGAACTTGACGAAGAAGAAGCGGTAGCACTAATTGAGCAAATTCTTGCTACCGCAGTAACACCAGACCAAGCAACAGAACTGGCGTCCAATCCAGATGTGCTTGCTGTTGTCACTTCAGAACAGGCAGAAGAAATCTTTGCCACCATTGATGTAACCGAATTAGATAACACCCAAATAGATGCGCTGGTTGAAGCGGTCCAGTCGGCACCTGTAACTGTCCGTAAAGCGTTTGAAAAGACCATCAACATTTTTGATGACGGTTTGGATGATTATGTCCCAATAGGCTCGAATGTTCCCGTACATAGCCGCAGGACGCTTATAGCGGTTGCTGCAGGAGCAGCCACCGTTGCAGCAGGACAACGCAGGCAGAAGTAACAGCCAGCACTATAGGTGTGAAGAAAATACTTTCTGAAATCCATGGTTTGACCTGGACTCTAGCCGGCACTGGAATGGTGCTGATTACGTTGTCAGGTTCAACACGGGTATTTGGGATACAAATCACGTTAATCGCAATAGCGATTCATCTACTTGGTGCACTATTAGGAGAAAAGAATGAATAAGGCAAAAGACATCGCAGGACGAATTGTAGCATTGTTTCTGACTAACGCTTTGGGCGTTGTCACTGGTGCTGCCGTAATTGCCCCTGATTTGGAAGTATGGAAGTCAGCATTGATTGCTGGTGCAGTGTCCATCTTCAAAGTTGTTGAAGGTCTTGCTAAGGCAAGCATTGATGGTGTTCTTACCAAAGATGAAATTGATGCAGCGTTTGGTGCAACACCCAAGAAGATTGCAGCCAAGAAGGCTGCTGCAAAGTTGGCAAAGTAATGGCTACTAAAAAGCCTAAAACAAATCCAATTACAGACCCTTCCAAATTTGTGAAAGAAGTTGCAAAAAAAACATATAAGGTTGTTACAGACCCATCTATGGTATTTTCAAAAACAAAACCAAAAGTTAAGTCAACAGTAAAACCATCCATGAGGCGACCACAAGGACGATAAATGGAACTTACCGACCTTCTCAACGAGAAGGAGTGGCGCAAGTGTAAAGGTCCAGAGAATGCAACCACCGAGGAACTGGTGGCTGCATTCTCACACTTCTGCTCGTCCTATTGGCACATCAGACATCCTGAGCGTGGTCGTATCAAGTTTGACATGCGTGAAGCACAGGTTGAAACTGTGCGATGCTGGATTGAAGACCGATACACGATTGTATTAAAAGCACGCCAAATTGGTTTCTCCACTTTGGCTGCAGCATTTGCTTTTTGGGAAGTGTTCTACTGGTCTGACCGTTTTACGGTAATGCTCTCACGCACAGAGCGTGAAGCATCTAAGTTGCTACAAAAAACTAAGTACGGCTACAAGATGTTGCCTCCTTGGATGAGGGTACGTGGACCCGACCTTCTGTCCGACAACCAGTTAAAAATGGTGTTTGCCAATGA